TAGTTTCCTGTAACTCCGCCAAAGATAATGCCGTCAACGCAGGAGAATATCGAACCTCTGAATTCACCACCAAATAAATGTAGTCGGGATCTACCGCCTCAAACGATACAATTGGTAATGCTTTTGGACGCAACACTTTATTAATAATGTTTTGTTTCTGTGTCGGGCCAAACCGTTCCGCGTTGACGGGTTTCAGGGAAATAAACATTTTTCCATACGCCGGTGGATCATTATCTTCCCCACCCCAAATACTTAACGAGTCAATGCCGCTTACTTCAGACAATAAAATAGTACGCGCATCGTCAGGAGTTACAACACGTCCCTGTGCTTGATAAATATTTGGCGCCAACCGCTTAATGCTCTCAATGCTTTCCCGTGGTGCGCCTCCATAGGCAGGAATGTTAATGTTACTAAGTTCGATGGATACATTCGTGGTACCACTAATGGCGCCAAGACTACTACCCGCATACGTAAACGTGTTTGCTCCCGTTGCGGCCACGCCACGAGAGTCTAGATATTGAATAATTACTTGATTATTAGGTGTTAGATTGCGCCCTAATCGGCTATCTCCAAATTGAATTTCATAATCACCCTCGTTTGTTTCAAACAAGAAGTACACGTTTGACGTTGAGTTTACGGTTACCGACGAGGTGGCTTGCTTATACACATATGATTGGGTATTTCCTACCGTCGGTCGTACTGCGACGCTTAGCGTTGTCGTATCTACATTTTGATTAAACACTCGGAGCGTTGTACCCGTGTTTGAAAAATTTTGAGGTGTGATTGTATACGTTTGTGTAAGTAATGTGCCTTCACGAAGTTCAACTCCACGTAACGTTACACTTGTATTGCCGTTGGGGTATACCACCGTGTCTTCTAGCGTATAAAAGGTAAATTGTTCTCCCGCAACGTTTGATGCAACTTTTGTGTATTTTGGAAACGTAATAATACTTTCACTGGAACTTACGTTTCTAATTGTTACATCAACCTCAGCCGTTGATGCAGTAACAGAACGAGGGATATATCCGACTTGTTTCGCCGCGGCTACCACAGAATTGCGAATTTGTGCGGTCTGTAAAAAAACTTCGTTTACTACGAAGTTTGCATACCAACCATGATAGTATGCATCATAGGATAAAACGTCTAAAAACAACGACAACGCGGAACCTTCAAAGTTGTAATCGCGAAATTCACTTTGTGCTTGAAGATACCGTTTTAAATCTCCGCGAATGCGGTCGAAATCCAACGGAACGATTTGAATATTTGAGGTCGAAGGAATAGATGGCATAAAGTAATTACCGTAATCGACGTAATAACACGCCTGTAGAAACTAGGCTGGGTAAATTTAATACACGCACAACAAATTCAACCCAAATAGAATTCGAATCCAATAGCTCACCAGAGGGAGTTTTATTCGTATGCACATCAATATATTCTAATTCCGCGCGCGGTTCAAACTGTCTAATAACATCAGCCATAGTTTTTACAAGAATTGTTGTTGTAATATCATCCAGTGGCTCAAATAACGTTTGGCGTAAAGTGCTTCCTAGTCCGGGTTGAAACACACGTTCGTTTAACGCGGTTAGCACTAATAGCCGAATAGATTGTTTAACTGCATCATCATTCTCTACTTTTTGTAAATCTCCCGTAACTGGATCGGGCAAGAACGTGATGTTAAAGTCGCTATAAACAGTATCTGAAGATGCCATACGCATATTTAGACATTTGCCGTAGCAGTTTTATTATCTAAATTCAACGTGCTAAAATGAGGGTGTTAGTCCTACACATATTCTATGCTTAGGGTTCGATATATCCCCCACCGGTATCATCCTCACAAATACTCGTGACATCAATCCACCCCGGACTTGGACTTGACCCCGATCCTCCATGTGCGCCAACGACGATATCCATAATCTGTACGCGTTTATCGCTGTCCCACGAACCAAATCCCTTTCCTGCGGTTGGATTCTTAATTGCAATTGCATCTCCAGATGGATCGCTCCCATTTCCACGAACCGCATTCATACCCACCCCCGCACGGCGAGCTACCTCGCGGGCAAAAGGTACCATTACTCGCCGATCTTCAGCTTGTGCCATGGCCAAATATTCTGGAATCGCTAACAACTCAGCAACAACAGCCAGTACTGCACCCTGCTTGGAGTTATCGGGTACATAGGGGTTACCAAACGGATCGCTAGTACATACTTGACTCGGATTCGTATCACTGCTTTCTTTAAATGATTTTGTTAACTCTTGCGGTGTTTGCGTTTCAGAAGTGACGGGGTTTAATCGCTGTTCTCGTGCTGCCAACATATCGATAAACTTATCACCTTCTTTTATGTTTTCTTGCGTTGCTGTATCAGTTCCTGTAGTTCTTTTATAAATGTGTAATCCATTCACAAACGTATCATTAAACGTTTTTGTTTTTACTTCGCGGCGGCGGTTTTCTATGGTAAACGTCACATGAATCCATGTTTGGTTTGAACCAGAAATGTCATAACATAAAATTAACTGGTCATACAAAATATTGTCTCGCATCCATTGTGCAAGTTCAAGATATCGTTCGGCGGTTGCAGTGTTATCCAAGCGAATATCTAATGCTTCCCCTCGCTCGTGTGGGCTTGTGGTAGAGTTTTCGGCACGGAACGCTTCTAATATAATAGGAACACCCCACCCCTTAATATGTACAAAAAGACGAGTTGGTTCATATACATTTTCTGCTAGCAATACCAACCGATACATTAATTCGTCTTCGAGCAAGCCTGCTTGTGGATATAATCGCTCTTCGGGGGTGCTAACTTCCACATGACGAAACGCTCTGTTTGCAGCTATAGCGTCGTTAGGATCAATCCCAGCAGGAGTAGCGCCAGTTGGATTAAAAAATCTCGGAGACCGCGCCAACGCTGCCACGGTTTTAAATGCTCCTAACGCGGTTCCAATTCCAGTCCCAATTGATATCGCAGATCCAAACGTTGATAATAATGATCGGGAAACGGTTTCCGCTAAAGCTTTTCCTGCGGCGCTTGCTGCAATAGAAAATCCTTCCTTGAACGGCCGTCGTAATTTTTTTGGATCTTTCTCTCTATCGACTTCAACTCCAGTAGATACTTCGTTGGCAGATTTTGATACCGACGATAATTTTCCAGTCAATTTTCCTAACAAGGGAGTAGCATATTTTCCCGCAATTTTTGCCGCAAGTGCCCCACCAACAGGGCCAAGTGCAGCACGGGAGGCCAAGGGCAATACTTTTGATTTTAGCGCTGCACCAAGTTTACTTCCTGCTACTTTATTCACCAAGCGTGCGAGTTTTCCTAGTGCTTTTGGTATTTTCTTTTTAACTTTTGGTGGGGGAGTTACTCTCCGATTTTCTTCTGGAGTAGTATCTGTTGCACCAAATTGATCTTTTCCTGTTAAGGGGGGGTTAGGTGATCCCATGCTTATACCTCAGTGTTATGATACGCATTATATTAGTTTCCAGAAGGCCCAGTTTCAGGTGATGTAACAGTATCACCTCCACCTTGACCATCACCGCCACCAGTGCTAGGAGCAGAACTATTTTTTCCACCCCAATTGCTGCCATCAACAGGTGCGCATACAGGCTGCCAAGCCGGCCTGGCCGAGGCCGAACCATGTGCTGCAATAATATCAACCACTTGATACCGATTACCGTTAGGCGATAATTGTGTGGAGCTTTCATACATAATCGCATCCACCGCATGGCCATATGCTTGTGTTTGACCCGGATTCTTTCTAATGTGTCCCCATTCTGGGCCCAACGCCTGCACTACCTGATTAGTGAAGATTCCGCCGCCCTCATCAGTGGTTAAATCAAATGCCCCACGATTATAAACATCGCTTACAGTACCAAATACATTTGGAATTGCTGCGGCTTCTCCGCACTCTTGACCATCTCCACCAGATGCTCCGTCAGAGAGACTATCACTTCCACCAATTAACGTTTCAGTTAGTGCTGCCACATTTACACGAGGCACTTCAGTAATAGGACTTTGGAAATTCACAAAGAACGCACTCAACGGCAATCCAGTATTTCCTAATGGTGCAGTATCTCCGTATTTAAATACTCCAAAATACTCTTTAATCGGACGGAGCCGATAGGATTGCACCGCCGCAGACTTTTCTGTTTGTCCCGGCCACGGTTCTGATAAAATCAAAACCGTGTTATTTACAATTGAGCGAACCTTTCCTTCTGCGCGACCAATAATAATGGTTTCATTTTCCTCCACATCTTCCGTGAACATGGTATTAACACCTGTCACTACAATATCGTTTGCGGTGACCGAAGCTGTTCCTCCAGAAATTAAAGGAAATGCAGTCGCGGGATGTGGCTCTGCTGCGGGGAGTGTTGTATCAGATTTTATTGATTCTCCAGGCGATGTTCTCTCTTCTTGAGCGTAGTCTTTTAACTCTACACTTAAATTAATATGTGCATTGTAGCTTTCTTCGTTTTGAACATCTTCGGGTGTATCAAATGTTCGGCCGCGGCGAGCAATAAATTCAGGATCGGATTTATATAAAAAGGGATTTGATAGCGGGATTTGTTCCGGCTGTTTTTCCATTTTTGAAAATGCAGGTTGACCTGTGGCATCTTTTGCATGATCTTTTAGAGCTTTTACAATTGCCAATCCAATTAAAGCCTTATTGGGAAGGGACGGAAATCCCATAGCTGCGGTTGCAAGCTGTGACAGTAATCCGGGAAGTTTGCCAACAACTTTAATAGCACTAATTACGCGACTGACTATGTTAGTTAAGCTGAGGCCATCCGTGCTTGGTATTTCTTTCCCAGCCGCGGCCGCCCCCGCTTTTACCTTATCAAATCGTTTATCTTTAACTTTCAGTGCAGCCCCTAATGCTTTTGTGCCTGCTGCTCCTAACCCGAGATTAATCGCAGGAACAAGAGTCATGTCTGGCGGCCATAAAGATTTTACCGTGACTCCTCCCGGTAATGACATCATTGGCGGCATACCGCCACACCCCCCACCAATATCTACGCTAGGAGAATTTAACGCAATTGATTTGTGTCCATGCAAACGAATAGTATCCGCGTTCAGTTCTATCGTTTCTTTGGCATTAATTTTTACCGCAGACTCAGCGTGAATTTCTAGCTCATTGTTTTTTACGTTTATGACGAACTTTCCTTTATCCACAACAATTCTACAATCGCCACCCTCCACAACAATATCATGACCGGCCAGACTCCAATCTTGTCGAGTTGAAGCAGTTTTATACTTTACCGGACCATTTGGATGAAAATCAATACACGAGCCGTGCGCGTGATTAATTCGAATGCTTTCTTTACTTGGCGTATCATCCACTTGGATAGAGTGCCCGTGCTCTGTTTCGCATAACACGGTATTATCCGTGGGGTTACTATACGAAGACGGCATCTCTTGAATTTTTTCTGTTCCCCCGCCCGTAAGTCCCATTGCCTTGCAAATACTTGCTCCACGACTAAGCACATCCGGCCCAGCCGATGCGGGCGGCGTGTCAGATGTTCCTTGCGCTGCGGCCGCTAATACTTTTGCCGTAAGACCAATAGTTTTAGACGAACGGAATACTGATTGATCTGCCATACTATTATCCTTTAAAAAGTCCCGGAGTTTTACCTAAGCGTAAATCTTGCACAGAAAGCGGTTGCCACTGATGCTCACGAATAAGAGTGGTGCGTCGGCCTGCAACCACCGCGGCTGTCGTGTCTTCGGTCGAGGTTAACTCTAATGCGAGATGTGCGGGTGCAGTAATACTTTCCTGTGTGGTGTTCGCATTCCAAACCACATACGCTTCGGCCGTATCATTATTCCACGCAACCAATCGCTCTACAGTCGAGGGGCAGCTAGGAGTGACATCTTTTCCCACCGTCCAATCTCCTCGTGTCAATGGATATTGCAATCTTACATATCCGTGCCATACCGCTTCATTGTCTTCAGCAGCAATAGGTGTATTGTTTGACGCCACATCAAGAATACCCGCATCACCAATGGTTAGTGTTGTGTTAGCAATAGCTGTAGTATTTACAAGAGACGTATCAAGGGTAACCCGAGAAAAGGTGGTTGAATTTGCAACCCACGTCACTTCCCACAATGGCGTTGCGTTTGTTGACGTTGTTGCGGGACGAATAAACACCGACGAGTTTCCGTGACTTGTGCGACCTGACTGGTAGGTGTTATTATCGGAATCTTTGACCGTTACCTGTGATTCTCCCGTGGCATTTGTGGCGGCGACCACGGCCGTTACTCCATATTGCCATGACCCTCGAATGTCTTTTCCTCCCAACACACCAAACCACTCTTCACTCGAAATCACTTGTGCGTATCCACGACCTGAATTGTTTGCGGAGTACTCGCGAATAGTAATGACATCCGAAGCAATAACATCCGCCCCTGTGTCCAGAGGAGTTGTTGTGGGAAAAACTGTTGGTGACGGGCCATTTGAAATCGTATACAAGTTATATTGTCTTCGATGAATACCCGCAGTGACTATATCAAACGAATATTTTACGGCATCATACGGATTTTCATCCTCATATTTACTGCTCACCACGGTAAGAGTTTTTTCATCTTTGGATATTCGAATATCTGGGGCATGATTATCAGACGCCGCCCCTAATCGCCATCCAACAGAATCCTCGAATTGAAATACAACTTGCCCCAAGCCTAATGTTTGTTGCCCAACGACCCACGTTTTATCATAACTTCCTAGCAGTATGGGGGCATTGGTATGACTAAATTGTTCCGCGGATATATCATATCGCCGTAACACTCCACCCGCATGAAAAACTACTACCCCTTCGCGAATAGATGCCGACGGAATGCGGTCAAGGACATCATAGCAAATAACTTCAACATTACTCGTCGACGCTGCATCCGCGTCCAGATACCCCAGGCCAGCACGATCCGCAGCGTCTAGAATGATTAATACGGTTCCATCGTCGTCTACCCCCGCAACTCCATATGTCGCGTTTGTACGACCCTCAGAATCAACATAGCCCGTTCCAGTTAAATACTTTGCCCACACACCTCCACCCGCATACAATTCATCGGCACCAGCGGCAGAAACCTGTGCGCAGACTCCGGTACGAGTGTCGTAAGTATAAATGCGGCACGTGCCGGACTGACACGACTCGAACACCAAATTCGTCTTTGTTAGCCAGCGAATTTTACTTCCGACAATTGATTGGCCCACTAACGCATCAGTTGGTGCATTACTATCCCAAAACAACAGATTTGTATCATAAGATAGGGGCTTATTGGAGTTATTTCCCATTGCGACGGATAGTTCAGCATTTAAGCGTGGCATATGTTATACTTCCATAACTCCAAACGCGTCAAGTTGGGGCGCATCGACACATTCTTGATAGCGCAATCCAGCAAACGCACCAATCATGACTGGTTGCTGGCCGATGCTGCCATCAAGAAAAAATCCAAATACCCATGTGCTTGGAGGAGGAGATTTTACTCCGGAGGGATTATTTAACGGCGCGAGGGGCAACACCCACGGCAAATCTTCGGTAGGCACCGCGTTTCTATTCAACGGATGATGGCCAAAAATACGAACTTTGGCACGATTTAAATTTAATGGATCTCCATCGGTGCGCTCAACAACTCCAACCCACCAATAAAATCCGTTCTTTCCCATAAAGTCATGGGAATTAATTTGACCTAATTGTTCCATGTAATTATTTATCGCAGCATTTACAGAAAGGTTTATGAAAACTCAAAACAAGTGAATTTGCCTAATTATAGTGCAACTCCACGAGCATCAGATACCGCTTCAAACGTAGTTTCATACAAAAACCCACCAGCGCCTGTCGGCACAATACTATGCTGAGTGTTAATAATCATGTACAAACCAGAAGACACATCAGGAACATTTTTTTTATCTGTTCGTGAGTTTGGAAAGTTAATGTTGATTATTTTGCCTGGGTTTAATTCAGGGCCCCCCGGCACGATACCACGAATTGTTCGCGTTTGCAGACCAAGTAACTCTCGATTTCGACCATCAATCGTGCGAGACAAAAAATTATCAGTAATATACGTATCTTGTTTAGTTAGTTGTGTGTTTGCTGCACTGAATTCTGTAGTTGGTACTAAAAATATTCTAGAGGTCGCAGGAAATCCCCGCGCAAACCCCTTCGAATATAAAGGAAAATTACTAAAGTTACTAGTGCGAGCTGGTACCCCCGTTCGAGGTTGTCCGAACCCGTTGATTTTTAACCCACAGCGGCCGGCCATAACATCCGGTGCGATAGTTGTTGACGCAAAATATCCTTGCGATGCGGCATATAACATATCAAACGAATTAACCATATGTAGGTTATCCGCTTTAATTCTGGTTTTAGTATTCCCTTGTTCAGAATGACCACCCAACTCCATATAAATGGTAGGAATTTCTTCGCGATTCTTTGATGCAAGTTCAAGCAATCGACGAAACGACACATAATAATATCCCTGTAACGTTTCAAAAAATACGTAGTTTGTTGAATCATCTTTTGATTGCGCTTGTAGTGTGAGCAGCTTAATCATTTCGTACGGCCGCATATAGGGCAATGTTATTTTAATTTTACGTTTGGTTTCTTCTAACTCTACGAACGGTTTTTTACTATCCAACCCATAGGGTTTTCGCACCAAATCCTCAACAATTTTATGTGGATAGTCTTCAAAAGTTTTAGAAAATTGACGAAGGTTCGAATATAGTAACTCAGGGCTACAAAAATACAATGTGAATTTTTCAGTTCCCTGAGTTACAGGTATGCGATCTTTTTGCCGATAAATTGTAAATACTGGGGGCTTATAAGTACGTCTTTGACGAGTCGTTGGGTTAACTAAACTAAACCCGATATTCAATATCTCCGTACCATTAAAATTAAAATGATTTGACAAGGATATAGAATCATCAAACACAATATTCCCCATCAACCCACCGGAAAAAATGTCTTCAAAAATATCTAACCGTTGTATTAAGCCACTTAAATTTTTTAATGCCCCAACCAGAACAGACGTTATCTGTAGATTATCAATAATAACGTTTTTATTATACACACTCATCAGTATTACCCCACAGAAACAAACTGTTGGAACTGTCGGAGAAAAGAAGCAAACACCTCTTGGGTTAATATTTTTATGGTGTGCCGTTTATCATTTAACCCCGATTCATAATCATACACCGTTATTGATTCGCGCTGAGAGGAATCCAAACTATTATAATATGTTTGATCCACCACTAACTTTTGCCCTGTTGTCGGATGAATCCATCGATACTCGTAGATATGTGTGTTTGTGTTTTGTGCTTCAGCAATTCCATCATTAGCGCCCGGCGCGGATTCATACTTGGCATTCATATAGTCAGCAAATTCCCGTGAGGACATTGGCCAATCATATAAACTATTCATTTCATTGGATAGCAATACGACCCATGTGTATTCGGATGAACCATAGAATTGTGCCGCCACCGTATCAGGGCGATCTCTGTCTTGAACCGTGTATGGAACAAAGGAAAAGTTTTCAAAAAAAGGCTTAAACCGTACTGTCATATTGGGCACAATGCGATCAGTTAATTGTGGAATCCCATTAACTATTTCGCTTGTCCGATAAACGACTGATGGAAAATTTTGAAAATATCGCATACTTGTTTTCCAATTAGAACCGATACCGTTTTGCGTTGGAATCAGGTGGACCCACAAAATCCCACATCTGTTCTCTAAAATTAACAATGCGATCACGATTTAACAATACCATTTCTTTAAATGTCATACTAACCGTTATCTTGGTGGGATATTGCTTTCCTCCACCCGTTTTTTTAAATAATTTTAAACTATCAGTACCTCCTCCAAAATCTGTTTCCATTGACTCTAGCACCGAAGGAAGCAATGTAAAAGTAGTAGCTTGAATTGAGTGCGTAATTTGAAACTCATAGGGGAATTCAAAAAATCCTTGAAGATTTGCGTCTCCCCCCAATATCCCTCCTGTCTGTGATGTCGGACGAGGAAGCATAGCATATTTAAAGAGTTGAATAATTTTATCAATTTCTTGCGATTCTTTTTCATTTTTTGGAAGAAAGGTGTAGTTAAAGTTGTGTGTGCGGAATTGAACATTCTTAAACAATCGATCCGTAAATGGATTACTGGTCGATCCTAATAGTACTTCAGCTGCCCCTTCATCCGCACCAGCCATAGATAGGATTGTTTGTGTCATCGCGAGTTTCAGCCTATCTGTTGCGAGTGTCGGCCCGAGGAGCGCTGTTTCAAGCCCGAAAGCGCCAACCCCCGCAATGCCCCCCTTTATGTTAGAATTGTCTAGTCCAACAGCATCAGCAGCGATGTTTACCGCGGCCAGCGCGGCGAGCGCGGCGGCGGACGCTGTAATAAGCTTGTTCATCATCACTTGGCCACCGGTGCCACTTAGCGCCGAAGTATAGAGGCCCGCCGCTTGACCTAAATTAACATCCGCATACTCTGCTTCATACGTTGCTTTTAATGCACTTGTTGGAGTAGGTAATGCAATTGCAAAATCAGGAGTCGGAAAGCTTGTAAATAGGTCAGCGTTTGATGCAGCCCCTAAAGTTGAACGCGGTTTGGTGTCGGTTTTACGTTTATACGGCATGAATAACGTAAAAGGTATTCCTTCCTGAGCTTTACCTAATGACAGAGGATATCGAACAACCATATTATCTTCTAAAAAGGAGGGGACGGCAGTATCAATCGATTTATCTTGATAATTGTCTAGAAGTGTAAATACGTTGTTTGCCATAAGATGAAGGCCTTCTAAATAAAGATGTAGCTATTCATATATATGCCATTAAAAGGACGCTTCACCCCACGCAACCCGCGCAAATACATTGGAAACCCTCGAAACATTATCTTTCGAAGCGCATGGGAACGTACGTTTATGGAATATTGTGATACCCATACCGATGTGCTCGACTGGGCGTCAGAGGAATTTATTGTGCCCTATTACTTTATCGGAGACAGTAAGTGGCATCGATACTATCCAGACTTTATTCTAAATGTTCGAACTACCACAAACCAACGACAAACGTGGATGGTTGAAATCAAACCCTCAGCACAAACACGTTCGCCACAAACTAAAACCTACACCAATACACGACGACAGCTTCGTGAGACCGTTGAATACGCCAAGAATCAAGCTAAATGGAAAGCAGCTAATGAGTTTTGCGTTAATAAAGGGTGGAAGTTTGTAATCTTAACCGAACGGGAGTTGTATCCTAATGGGCGGTAATTTACTAGATGTTCTTATCGAACAATATCTTCGTCAATCAAAAAATACTCCGTCGTTGCGAGGACAGCTTCACGAAACGCCTCCCGGCGCGGTAACAACCGCATCCGTGGGAAACGCGTTACCGTCCACGCTTGGTGTCTCGTTCATTCCCCTAGAAAATAAAATTGGCGCCAGAGCAATGAATGTTGCTTCCCCCGACACTATTTTATGGGCAAAAAATACCACGTATATATTAGGACGCATTACTGCGGAAGATCAGGACGCGCTGGTGCAGAAATATCAAAAGTTTAAAAGCATGATTGTTTCTCCCAGAGCGATAATCCCCGGCATGTTTTACACCTTTCAATATCAAGCAAAAACAACTCCTGTCTATGATCGTTTTCCCTTAGTATTACCGCTCATGAAGGATGCGGACGGCATCTTGGGAATGAACTTTCATTATCTACCCCCCAAGATGCGATTCGCGTTGTTTGAGTCAATGATGCCGTTAATTGCCCCTCTTCCCGTTAGTCAGTTAAGTCTTATTCGTATGACCTATGCGCGACTCATGCGTCGACGATTTATAGGAAAGCTACCGACGATTAAACGATACTCCTTTCAACAGATTCGGGGATCTGTCATATTCATTT